TAGGAACCTCGGTTTTACCCTATGAACCTTCTGGTCAAACCGATCACATGTGCCATGTAAGCCCCATAAGATTTCCTTTCACACCCGAGTTGGTTTTCTCCAACTAAGGGTCCAGTTTATTAATCCTACAGAAACGCATCAGCAGTGAAGTCCAGTATTACACCTTGTCCACCATGCAATCGGAGTAAGACGAGCCAAAGAATCTTGAGTTATTATGCTCACTGAAACTAAGGCAATCAAACAACGATAAGTAACCTCATAAACAGGTTGAATTACCTGCTCATTAAGTCCTTTTTCATCTCAGTCACCCATCCAATCTGGGCTCTACGTAAAGATGTTAAAAATTTTAACATCTTCAACGGAGAGACCAGCTTGGGAGAAGCCGGTGACGCAGTCCCCATTTTCGCCCGAGCTCTATCAACCAGAGCTGCCAACTCAAGTATACGATCCATATCTGACCTCAAATCAATGATTTCAGATAGTGGAGAATCTACTCGAGAGTCATCCCAATTGATAAAGTTCTGACTAAGTTTATCAAAAGAATATAAAATATTCTTAAAATAAACCAAGTAAATGTCATTAAGAATGACGTCCTTATCATCCCAATCTCCGTTTACACGGAAGATGTGATTATAAGTACATACACCCTCAATGGCCTTTACTGGAAAGTTATACATCACCATGTCTTCAGCCAATCGCGTTACCATTGCCTCCGAATCCCAATCTTTTGCAAAATTAGAGACGGGAGTAAATAGAGAGAATGCGGCAAAGGGAGCATCGAAGTCTCAAATAGTCTTCATACGAGGACTATTGTCGACAACCGGTGTCTTTCCGACAGCCAGGCTTCTCACTAAGAGCTGAATATATTCAACTCTCAACGATAACCATACACCTTTGTATCATCCCCTAGCCGGCTTAGACAAGTCATATGAGGCTTGAATAACCGACTCTAACGAAATCCGTCCTGAATTAGCAAACATACTGAATAGAGCAAAAAGACTGAAATTTCAATCTCCTTCCTCATATTTAGTCTTTCTGCATAAGTGTTGTAGCCATCTTACCATATGTTTCGAACAAATACCACGATTAAGTAAATAATACGCAATATTCGCCCTCCCCATAGCAGTATTCTGACTAATGAACATTTTTCAGGATATAGCACTTACATTTGAACCACGATACCCTGTAACTTTTGCAAATTCAAATGCATCAGTCACAGACACGACACTTTTAGACAAGTTTATACCCACACCAAGCCCCTCCATAACAGAGAGGTAAGATGCGGCGACATCCTTGTCAAAAATGACGATATCATCACCTAATAGCTCGTAGCCTTCGTATCATGAAAAAGTTCCCTTTCTCACTCTACTACATGCATATTGAACTAATAAATGGTGGGTCAGAGCAAGCATTGCCCAAGAAGACAATGCTCCCATAGGTTGCCCTACAGAATAACGGAAAGAATCCGTCTCCATTACTTGCCCTTTCTTATGATTTAGATAATAGTCCCTATTTACTAACAGTTCAGCCCACAAGCGTGCAGCCGGTCTTCCTATAAGGGAAGACAAGATACTAACTTGCAGACGCACTGGTAGTCTGTCGGTTGCAGCAGATAAATCATACCCAAACGAACAACCTGATTTCCGAGCCTTAGTGAAACATCGTTCCACTGCTGCGTTCTGGTCAAAGGTTGCATCATTAGGGATACTCTTTAATATAGAAAACAAGAAGTCATGCAATGGCTTCAATACAGACTG